ATTGAAGTTTTCATCAAACATGAAATTGATAGGGAAATTCAACTTCTCCAAGTAGCCATTGATTGTCTTGTTGATAATCGGCAGATAATATTTAATAATCCGAGTCTTGATTCCGGTATCTTTGAGCATGCCAGAAATAATAGTGTAATAATTGGTTGCTGTCAGATATCCGGTCAGAACCTTATCCAGTCCCTTGATATCTTTTTTCAATACCTTTATCAGTTTCTTGGCTTCTGCTCCGACTGTGTTTGAATCAAGCTCCTTGATTTCGGCTTCCAGTTCAAGGATTATATCAGCAGTTGAATCCAGAATAGTCGATAACTTCGACTTCTCAATATCCATTTCACGAATATTTTCTTCTTTGTTTGCAACTCCGGACTGTTGAGCCAACTTGCCTTCGAGTTGAGATTCGAGCTGTTCAATACCTTCCTCATATTGAATCAACTTTTTCTTGTACTTTTCAATCTCACCGGTGCTATGGTCGCCTTCAATCTCTTGGTTGCAATGAGCGCAATGGTCATTCTCCATATAGAACTTGATTCTATTGGCTACAGTCCTTTTGTTTACTTCGATTTGATTTTTGAACTTCTTCAATTTATCGATTATGGGAATCAGTTTGGACTTTTCATCAAAGACCTCACCATTCAATTTTTGAAGAGTCTCAATTATCTCGTCAATCTTGTGTACTATTTCAGTGCCGGATTCTTCATTTTCTTTTAATCGTGCCCTCAATGAAGATAACTTTTCCTTCCGTGCGGCTTCTGAATCTGTGAAATGTCCTGACCTTAATTTGTATTCATTCTTTTTGAGGTCAATCTCATGCCTTGTATTCAGGATATTCTCACGGAGCAGAGTGATTCTATTCTTTAGCACCTCGTTCATATCAGAGAATACCAGAATATCCAGAAGCGATTCTATGATTTCCCTGCGTTGTCCTAATGGTAATTGCATGAACGGTACGAAGGAAGCGGCTCCGAGGATGACAATCTGTTTGAACGAGCTGTAATTAAGTTTCAGAATTGACTCTTCCAGAACTTGCTGATAATCCCTGACACTGGCGTCTTGTGGTATCAGCTCACCATCAACCCAAATCTCAAATGGCGATGGTTTGATTCCCCGCTTGATGTAATACTTTTTGGTATTGATGGTGAACCAGACTTCTGTTAGGCATTCCCGTTCATTGACTGTGTTAATCAATTGAGACAACTTGACCTTCCTGAATGCTTTTCCAAACAGGGCGAAGGTCAGGGCATCAAGAAAGGTGCTTTTTCCTGCACCATTCTTTCCGGTAACTAATACTGTTGGGTCATTCTTCAAATCAATTTCAATTCCCTGCTCACCCGTAGCAAGGAAATTCTTAAATTTAAGTTTCTCAAAGATTATCATATAGTAGTAGTGGCTTCCTTATGTATGTCCATTATCATTCCCTTCAAAATTTTCTGGTCTTTTATTTCCATTCCGGCTTCCTCGTCAACGGCTTCAAGTAGAATGGTCAAAGTATCTTTATCGAATACATCAGTGTTGATGTCCGAATCGGTTTGGTATAGATGTTTCTCAATGATATCAACAGCAAAGGGTGATTGCTTATGCAACTTCTCACAAAATTTATCGAATTTGAATACATCATTTTTCTCTTCGACTATAATTTTGATTATCTTGTGTTTGCATTCATCATAATCAAATGTGCTGACGTCAATATCATCAGTGTAAATTATCTTGTGGAATATCGGGTCATGTAAGGTAACTCGTTCAAATGTATTATCTGCCGTGTCATAGACAACGATTCCTTTATCATCACCATAATCATTCCACGTCATTTCATGAGGACTGCCGACATAGACTATGTTCTTACTCTTTGATGGCTTGTGGTAATGTCCTGAAAAGGTATGGTCGAATTTTGCACATTTGCATCCCGACAATCTCAAAATGTCCACAGCAGATTTCAGCGGTCGCAACATCTACAACTTGCTTGAAATCCTTTTCGTTCTCTGGATTTACCCACGGACACATCAAGAAGTGCTTACCATACACTTCTATTTCATCTATCTGGTCGTACATGAAAAAATTATCATGCAACTCCTGCATTTCATAGAACAATTCCCGCACCGATACGACTTCATGGGTGTTCTTGTAATATGAATCGTGATTACCAACCAGTTGATGGATTTCAATTCCAGCTTCAAGTATAGGATAGAGGAAGTTTCGTTTGCTATGCACGAGGGTCTTGAAATTGATGTACTTCCGCCTATCAAAGAAATCACCTAGATGGAACAATTTAGTGATTTGATTTTCGATTAGATACGGAAGGACTTTTTCGGCGTAGTACCATTTCTGATAAGCGATGAAAAACTCAGAGTCATTTCTCACACCAAAATGCGTATCTGCAATTAGTGCTATCTTAGTCATCCATGTATTCCTGTAGGACGGTTTGTATCTTTTGTGGTTTCTTCTCTTTGGGAACTCTTCTTTCAGGCAATCCCTGAACATCGAGCATGTCAAGAGTCGACTGTAAGTACTCTCTGTATTCACGATAATATTCACTGGACTGATTGTCAAGTAAAGTGATTTCAGCAGAAACCAAATCCTCGTCGACCAAATCTCGAATATAACCTAAATGTTTCAGGTACTTATCTTTCTCTTTTTTGATACGCCTGACGCATGCGAAATAGGCAATCCTACTCACATAGCCAAATGCGTTGGATGAAATATCGGAATTGAAGTTATTAATGTAACGGATGCAATTCTCAATAGCATCTCCACTCATCTCTTCCCGAAATGGATAACCGATGAAATTAGGGCGGAAACATATATTGGTGCAAATGTCCAGAATACATTTTCCGATATAATCATCAGCTTTTTGGTTAGGTAACCCCTTCTCTCTTCTCGCTCGATTCGCCGCTGTATGCTTGCCGAGCTTTTCTGTAAATTCTTTGTTATTGACGTATTCGTGTTTCAAGTATCACTCCTGTCTGTATTTGGTATGCAATTATTAATATTATACTACATGTTGTATGCTTTGTCAAGTCTAAAATCGAATTTCTTTTATTTTTATCGTGAACTTCTCATTTTTGTATATCTCATATCGGCTCATGAAGTGCTTCAATACATAATTGAGCCATGTATGTTTGCGTAATTTATGGGAAAAATCATCCACCAGGTCATATAACGTACATATCTCCTTTCCTTCTAATTTTCTTAACCCCCTTCCTATGCTCTGCAAAACTCGTATCTTACTTTTCGTTGGTGATGCGAAAATGATATTGTGCAGATTTTTAATGTTGACTCCAGTACTTAGAGTTTGATAGGACGCGACCAGAATAGCTCCGGTGGTTTTTTCCATTTCGCCCCGAATCCTTTCCCTCTCTTCTGCCTTGACCCCACCATCAATATAAAATACGGGTCTGTCAGTTACAATTTTCTTAATCAGTTGATGTAACGGGATTCCATGTTTCGGTACAAACTGAAATAGTACAAGAGTATTCCCTTTATTTTTACTCACCGAATCTGCCAGAGAAGCGACAAACTGTAGTCTCCCTTTGTGGGTGACAATATAATCAACCTCTTTCTGGTATTCCTTCAATGCTCTTAATTTCTTACATTCCTGTAAAGGATATTTCATTACCACCGGTCGAATTTCCAACTGTGATATCAGACCCTTATCCATGAGTTCTTTTGTTGAAATGATTTTATGGACAGAACCGAATAAACCTACTATTTGCAGTACGTTAGCTTTGGTGTCTTTGAGTGTTCCAGTAAAACCCCATCGATACCAAGCATTCGTGCACTTCTCTGTAATCCCGGTCAAACTCTTGGCTTCTGCTCCATGCACTTCGTCACACATAATAGAGGAAAATTTGGCGAAGTATTCTTTCGGTTGAGTATGGATTGACTGCCATGTTGAAATATAAATTTGCTTCTCGGAATTTTTTTCTTTTCCTGCTCTGATTCGGTGACAGTTAGCTACTGCATCCCACCCGTTCTTTGTGCTATAATCTTCAAAATCACTTCGCATCTGTTCTACTAGCTGTACAGTTGGTACGACTATCAGAATTTTATCAATATCAGTCTTTTGTAATTCCCGTATCAATGTATAAATGATTAATGATTTACCGCTTGATGTAGGTGAAAGTATTGTTGCATTTGAATTCTTCATACAGGCTTTTATTGCTTTCACCTGATGTTCGTGGTATTCAATAGGAACTCCATCAGAATGAGGCTCATATGATTGAAGTAACGCATCAAACTCTTCGTTAGACGAGAATAGTGGGTCAGGTACTTGTCTCTTATCATTGACTACATAGTCCCTCTCATTTGCGAATTTAACGAGGGTTTCGTATAGACCAGAATATAATGTTTGGTTGAAATATGAGAACAAACGGATACGTCCGTCCCATCTGCCAGATTTATAGGCGGGGGTGAATTTGTAATTCGGAGTCATGAATGAAAAGTAATCACTCATTTCACTGGCAATGCCAGCTTCGGTGTCGATTTCTAGATAGACTCCATTGCGAGTATATACGTCAATTGTTTCGGGCATCAATCAAACTCCCCATGTTTAAACTTGATGAATTTGATTGCATTGGTGATGTGAAACGAACGCCTTGAAATATCCTCACAGGTCTTGACCAAGAACTCAATCTTATGTTCTAAATGCTTTACCTTGTAGTGCTCGTCCTGTAATGTGGTATCGGCGTCAAGATAAATCTTCAATTGGTCTTTCATCAATCTAAGACCGAATGGTTCTTTTGCATATACGGCAGGGTCAGCTTTACCGGAATAATATTCCCACCTAGTCTGATACACTTTCTTGTATGACATCAACTGACGTTCCAATTGAGAACGGGCCGCCATCAGTTCTTTCATATATTTGTTGTAGAGTCGGGGAGTTCTCAAACTCTCCCAGTCTAATTTGTCTTTGCTCAATGTCGAATCACGTTCGGCTTCATTCTTTAAATCTTCAAACTTCATGTAGCTCCTTATGTCAGGTCAGTAAAATAATAATATGAATATGCGAAAGTAGCTGTTGCTATCGGGTGATTAATTGTATCGTTATTGTGGATAAATTCAATACCGGACAATCCGACTGGGAATGCATCAACAAAAGTAATTTTCTTGTTGGGATTAAATTTGTTTGTCAGGGAAGCGATGTGAATATCCGACACTTCAGTGTATGTCGAATCGGCATCCGACAGAGCCAAGAACTCATCGGTTGTGGTTGGGAATGCGAGTGCAACCATCCATTGTCGAACCTCGTTCCAATTGGTAAGATGTTCATCTACCAGAAAAGTGAAATTCAATGGCTCGAACTCCATCTTCTCACCGGGAACTGGATAGTCGATTAATGGAGTGGACACGATAGCCTGACCGATTGTCAAACCGGGGAGCGAGAAAGATTGTCCGAAAAATGATGTACTCGGAAGTTCCTTTATCTCAAAATGGAATGCGTTATCGTTCAGCACATTCATATTGTTTATTAATTCTTGGTCGGCTACCATGATGACTCCTAATGGAAAGTTGCGTTTTCTTCTGGACCGCATGCAACCTCAATAATGAAATCAAACATTTCATTTATGAGTGCATGTTGTTTAGTGTTTATTAATTTGTCGTATATTACCTTGGCTGTTACTTCGCAAAGGTTATGTGAAATACCATTTGCGTCATTCAACCAGAATGCGTCTCTGGTATCATCATACGTTAAATTCTCTGATATTACCTGCATTAGTATTTATACCTCTGAAATAGGTTATACATCCACACTGTTTCAATAATTATACAACACTTGAGCCATCTTGTCAAGATAATTCTGACGATTAGTCAAAAAAAAGCATCCCCGAAAGGATGCTTTTTGAATACTTCTTTTATCTAACTGCAGATTATACCAGATTAGTAACCTGAAACATTCTGAAATACGGATTACCCGCACTTGTACTACCAGCGGTAAAGGTAGTAGCAGTCTCTCTATCACTATTAGCAAAAGGATTTTGAACCATACCGTAACGAGATTTGAACCCGAGACGCGGTTGGAACCCTTCTTCTGTAGTCGCACGATACAGAGTAAGAGGAACATATGGACAATAGAAAGCACCAGCGTCGTACTGATTAGCTCCCTTATAACCAATTGTTACACCATTACCAGTAACATACGGGTCAACAAATACTTTAGTACGTCCGTTAAGAGTACCAACGAATGTCGAACCGGTAGTATCTACCTGACCATTAAGGCTGGTAGGATTGTTTTCAAGCAGACCAGTCATTGACAGGGCACTTGCAACATCAGCGGAACATACGATGAAGTTACCTTTACCACGTTTTGTCAGGTATGCAATACTATTAGCTTCACGTTCAATTTGGAACATAAGTCCCTTGAAACGCTCTACAGACCAACGACCATTACTATCAACATCAAGGTCGAATACACCATCACTGGCAAGACCAGTAGCGGCTAGACATCCCGTCCGTGCTGTGAAATACATGGTACGCATTACTTCACGATTCATTTCTGCCAGAATTTCGGTAGAAAGAATGTTAGCAAGCTCGCCATCAGCATTAAGACCGTGAATCGCTTTCAAATCCTGTGCCAACTCTACAGAGTAAGTAGCACGAAGACCACGACTCTTAGCGATAACACTAGATTTCTTGATATTGAAGCCCATTTCAGACCATTCGTAATCAGTATCACCGGCTTGCTCAAAATCAGTAACAGCGGCACCGACACCCGCACCATAATTGGTACGAACACAAGCGGCTAGATAAGGATTAGTGAGACTGACATCG